CAAGTAGAACCTGTTTAACTGATTCTTCATAGGTTTGCGTTTCTTGTCTTTGTTTTGTTGCGTTTTCAGTTATTACAGTTCCTTTCTGAGGACTCATTCCTATTGCGCTTTCAGAATCCTCTGGAAAGAATACAGTTCCGTCTTCTAGTATAACTATCTTTTTATCTTCAAGAGTTTTATACACATCTATATTATCACTCTCAACACCTTGCTTAAACTTTCTTTCAAATCTAACAATAGCTTCTGCCTCTAAGTCTCTACGTCTTCTTTTAGCAACTTCATTCATCGCATTTCTATCAGCTCTACCAGTAGATAATACATCAGATATGTCTTTATATAATTGAGTTAGCTGTGCTGTATTCATAGAGTTTAAATCTATCTTTCTAGCATTAACAAGATATGCCTTAGCTGCCAATGTTACTTTTATTTTTTTGACACCATCTCCACTAACAATCTCTTTATTAGATATATTTTCTTTTATTGATTTTATCAACTTTTTCTTTAAATCAGAATCAGTTCTTTTAGCAACTCTATCTATTACTTTATTTGCGTATTCGATTGCTGAATCTGAAGCTCCTGAAATGGCTTTAGATATAGTAGCTACTTCTTTAGGTGTTATTTTACCAACTAGGTTTTTCTCTAAATACTCAGCCAATGCAGATTGTTTTGCTTTGATGAAATCAGCTAATGATTTAGCATCTGTCTTAGCATTTGTTTTGGTTTGTTTTACAGCTTCTAAAGCAGCTTTAAATACATCCTTAACCTGACCCTTCAAATCTTTAACTTCGGCTTCAGATTCAGCTAATTTAGCTTTAATTTCGGCTATTTTTTGTTTAAATCCTTCAGCTTGTTTTTTTAATTCTTCTTTTTTAATTACATCATCTACAGTTCTCATAGAAGACATAGCGTCATTGAACTGCTTCTTTAATTCAGCTATATCTAATTTAGCCTTAGCTTTCTCTTCTCTTAGTTTTATTTTTTCAGCTTTAGTCTTTTGTTTCTGAGCTTCTGTCTCAACTTTTTGAGTAGCAACACCAACTGAATATGATTTGTTTATTACTTTTTGCTGTCTAGCTTGTCCTACAGAAGGCTTTCTAGATACACCAGTAAGTTGCTCTATCTGTCTTTTGTAAGCAGTTTGAGACTTTCCAAATAAGAAATCAGCTCCTTCTTTAGTTAATTCAACTCCGTTCGAAGCCATATCTTTTACAAAGGCATTTACATCATAAGCTCCTAAAGCTATCTTATTTACAACGTATTTAATAATAGCCTTATTCATAGCTACTTGTTTCTCCGCTTGAACTTTAGGGTCGTATATAGCTCCTAAGTTGCTTAAGTTTTTCCAAGCATCTTTTAATTCTTGCTCTGCATTTTTAGTTTTATCAACTAGAGTTTGTCTTGCTTTAGATTCTTTAGGAGTCTCTGTAATAGGAGTTTCTGCTAAAGTTTGTTCTGTAGGTTTAACTTCTGTTTCTACAGTCTTACTCGGAACTGCTAAATCAATAGGTTCAGATACAACATCAGGAGTTCCTTTTGCTTCGGTGATAAGTTTATCGTACTTGTCATATATCTCATCAAACTTAGCTTTGTCTTCAGGTGCTGTTAACTTATCCTTGTCAACTTTACCATCTGTTAAAGCATTACTTGCATTAGGTATTACTTCAAGTAATTCATTTTGCTCAACTTTTCTTAAAATTTCTACTTTTTTTTCAACATTAAGTTTGGTAGGAGTTACTTGCTCTTCTTTGCCATAGAAATTATCATAAGCATCTTGAATTTCCTCAGCAGTAGCTGTTACATTGTACATCTGTACAGAAACTTTATCTCCCTTCTTAAAGACACCACTTAATCCTTTAGGCTTAATAACATCAACTCCTTTTGAAGATTCAATAGCTAATGGTCTCATAAATTCAGGAACATTATCTATACCTCTATAAGATTGAGCTATACCTAGACCAGTTTTTACTTTAGTATCAATTATATCAGATGCCTTCTGCTTCTTCCAAGCATCTAATTCAAAACTATTAGAAACAGCTTTCGCACTTGAATATCCTTCAGGTAGTGTTTCAGGAGCAAGCTCTAAAGCTCCTCTATTTGGGTCTGTATTATAGTAATATACTTTATCTACTTTTTCTTGAACGCCAGGTACTCCAGTCTCTCCTTCTCCTGTAGGCTGTGCAGGTTCGGTTGTTGTTTGGTCTCCTGTAGGTTCTTCTTGATTGGCTGCTTCCCTATCAGATTGTTGTTTTCTTCTAGATTCTTCATATGATTTACTTTTACTTAAATTCTCTTTTATTTTAGCTCTTTTTTCTGTTATTTTAGAATCTATATCTTCGTGAAATGATGGGTCTAAACTTTTCTTCTTGTTCTCTAAATCTTGAATATCTTGCAAGTCACTCATAACTTCCATAGCTACTTCAGTAGATAAGTCAGATGGTATTTTTTTAGATTGGTTTTTGTATATGTTTAAATCCTTAGTCAATTCATCAGCTTGATTTTGAGTCATTACATTATTAGAAATTAAACCAGGTACTTGAGAAACAAATAAGTCTTCATTATTAGTCATCTGTTTAAGTAGAGATAACTTATCTGCCTTAGAAAAAGCGTGAACAGAAGCCATTAAATTACCAGCACCAAATGAAAGAATACCTGTATTTATGAAATCATCTACAGTCATATATTCTTTTAACAATTTCTGCTTAGCTTGTTTATTTATTTTTGAGTTTACAATCATCTCTCCACCTTGTTGTATCTCTTCTTGAAATGTCTCTTTTACACCTTCTTTAGTCATAGTTGACAATCCAGTTTTCATAGTAGATACAAATCCTTTTGTTCCAGACTTTATATATTCTTTAATAGCTTTGTCTATAAGTGCTTTTTTATCAGCACCAAATATAGCTGAAACTGCTTTTTCTTGTGTAGATAAAGGGGCTGTTACCGCATATAGTATAGCCATTCTTTGAGCACCATCTGTAGATAGTATCCTAGCTTCTTTTTCAGAAATACCAGCGTCTATTGCAGCCTTATATGTATTTTCATATCCACTTGAATATCCTAATGCTGATTGAGCAATAATTGCACTAGCAGTTCCTTTTGTAATTAACGGAACTTTTGCAATATTCCCAGTAAAACCAACTAATCTTTGCATAGCAAATTGAACAATCATATCTCCCATTACGGTACCTAGTTGCTCTGAAGCACCCATAGGACTAAATATATACGAACTCTCTCCTTTTTTAGAACTAGCTATTATTTTATCAGAAAGCCGTTTATCTATAAGATCATTCACATTTATTTTCCTGTCTGAGTCGTATATATTCCCTTCAGCATCTACAATATAATTAGTACCTCCAAAAGATGTCGATTTACCAGAAACATACGATACGTTTTTCGTAGTAGGTCTTGATAAGATTCTCTCTTCGTTTAGAAGTCTCATCTCATCAGCAGCGGAATCCAATCCAATTGAATTTAACGTAGTGGTAGTAACCTGGTTTATTCTATCAATAAACCCTTCAGCAGCTCCAACAGCACCTCTTTTTAAAGCGATACCAGTGTCATAATACCAAGAGTTGTCTTTTGATGATTCTTCATAAACTTTAGCATCTAGTGCTTTTTGCTCCATTGCTTTTTTATAATAAGTAGGAGTCTCTGTCTCTATATAGTTTTCTATTTTTTTAGAATCAAAAACTGTTATTGGATTATATTTATTGTTTTGATTGGTTTTTAAATTATCAATACTAAGAGATGATTTCATCTTCTTGTTTACTCTTGAATCTCTATCAGACATATACAAATTAAGAAGTCTTAATTTCTGAGATTCTTTAGCTAATTTAATATCGTATCCTCCAGATATATCACTTCCTTCTCCTTCAAATAATCCAGCTCTATCTTTCTTTAAAAACTCTTCTTTGTATCCTTTTGCATTTAAAAAACCATCAAAATCAGCAGGATTAATATCAAGCTCTTTTAATTTTTCTTCTTTAAATAAGTCGTTAACAAAATTATCTTTCTGAACTGGAGTCATAGTTCCTGTTTCAGGATTCCAGTTTTCAGTTACATTTGGGTTTAGTGTAGAATTACCTAAGTATGGAAATTCTATGTTTAAATCTTCATTCTCAATAGTAGATTCTATTTCCGCTATCTTCTTATTCTTAATGTCTTCAGGAACAACTTTTTTGCCTTCAACATAATTATACAAAGATTCAGCCTTAGCTATTTTTTTTGGAGATATTTTAGTTTTCTCTCCAGGAAGTTCAAATTTTGATTTATATTTTTTAACCTCTACCTTTGGTTCCTGCTCTTTCATATTAGGAGCAAGGTCATATAGACCTCCTTTAGGTATTACAGATTTTCTTTTATTTACATCAGAAGTCTTAGGAGACACGCCAAGTTGTTGCATATCTCCTAATTCTGACTCTTGTGGTAATCTAAATTTCTTACCTCCAACAGAACCATCCGAAGCCTTTACCGCTTGAGTTTTTTCTGTAGCCAAAGAAGTAATTGGTTGAACCTTTGATGAAGATACCGAAGGAGTTTCTTTTGAAGTGGCACTCCCAACTTGATTTTTTTTTTGAGATATACCAATCAAATTAGAAAAATCACTTACATTTCCATTGTACCCATTTTTTGTGAAAACAGAATGAGCGTCACTTAATGCCTCTTTATCTGTAGATAAAAGAATTTTAAAATCATTGATACTTCCTTTATATCCTCCTTTTACAAATTCGCTATGTGCGTCATTTAATGCTTCTTCTTCCATTTATATTTATTTTTTTGGATTGTATTTGGAATATTTATTTTCTGTTGTTTTATTATACCCCATTGCTTTACGCATCGAAGGTACGTCTTTTATTTTAACTCCATTAAGCATCTTTCCTCTCATGTATGTAGCTAAGTTTTGCTCCATTACAGGACCTATTGCTTGAGCGTGATTTATCCTAGTTACCCCTCTAACTTCAGAGTTAAGTTCTAATTCGTTTTTTAATGCTGTTTCTGCTTTAGCGTATAATTCAAGGTCTGTTTCTGTAGATTTTCTTTCTTCTGCATTTCTTTTAAATTCTTGAAAAAGACCATCTACAGCCGCTTTGTAATTCTGTGATTTTGTATCTACATAAGAACCTCTTGCGATTGGTCTACCTGCCTTGTCATAAATAAGGTCAGACACAATAAAATCACTCATTATATCATTTGTTTGCTTAGGAACTCTTTGCGGATTATCAGCAGACCACTTAGGGAATGAAGGTATTATGAATTTTTTAGCTTTTGCACTTGTTCCACTAATACCAGTTAACACAGAACTCTTAGCATTTAAAGCGTAATTATCTATCTTCTCTCCTTGTTCATTTGTATTTCCATAGAAATCAGCATTTGTTAGACTAATAGTAGAAGGTGTAAATGGTTCTTTACTTCCGTCTCCACCACGATCAGGTGCGAAGAATGTGGTGTCCTTACTCTCTTCTCTGCCAAACATACCTATAATCTTATCAGCGTGTTTTCTTGCTATATCTTTTTTTTCTGTATCTGAAAAGCCACTTTTTTTAAAGTCATCTTTTTTCAAAACACCATAAATATCTCCTGCCACATAAGCAAAATTATTGTCGTTTACTTTTGAAAGACAATCTTCATATATCTTTTTCTTTGCGTCTTCAGAAAGTTCTTTGACTCCTGTTTTAGTTCTTCCAGAATATTTCTCAGTAAAATCCTTTTCGTAAACTCCCTTAGTTGCAGAAGCATCAGCATCAATATCTATTTTTGGAACTGGAGTCCAAATGTTTTTATAATATTCATTATAGTCAACACTCTTTACGAACTCTTTATTCTTTCCATCTTCGCTTATCTTGTATATACCAACTTTAGGATTGGCATCTTCATCAAAACCAAACTGAATCAATCCATCCTCAGAAGATTTAAGAAGATTCATTGTATATTCTTTATCTTTTGAATATATTTTATCTTGACCTGCTAGAGTTCCAAAATTAGTAGCTCCTTTTTGTAATTCTGTTAATTGATTGTTTAGGTTTTTATAATGACCAAGAAGCATTTCAGCTTTAGCTTTAGATTCAGGATTTTTATTTTCAATCCAATCATTCTTTAAAGCAACATACATCTTTAGACCCTTTGCTCCTTGATTTATTCCAGACGCATCAGCTCCAGCAGCTCCAGTAGCAACCATATCTGGAAACATACCAAGATCTTTTTCTCTTTCAGCCTTAGCCTTATCAGCAGCAGCTTTCTTAGCAACTTTTAACTGTTCATCTTCCTTAGCTGACTTTACTAAATTATCTATATTTAATTGTGCTACTGCTCCGAAATCAGCTTTAGGAGCGTCTACTGTAGCATAAGCATTTAATTTTCCTATAGCCATTATTCTACGTATTGTTGGTTATACAATGTTTGACCCATGTTTGGAATAGAACCAAATCCAGAATAATTTAAAGGAACTGGTGTAGATGCAAATCCTTGATTAATATTACTACTAAGTGGATTAGATGCTCCTGGGAATTTAGGTGTTGGTACTTTTAATCCTAATGAAGAAGGAACTGCTGATCCAGCAGCTTTAAATCCTTCTGCTGACTTTGCCGCTGTAGACAAACCTTTTAGCTGAGCATATCCACTAGCCGCTGCTGCTGCACTTTGAAACATACCTTGTAATCCTTGATATTGTTGTTGTTGACCTGCTGAGAACTGAGAAGATAATGCAGCTAAATTTTCTCTTCTTCTTTGCTCTTCAATTTGCTGAACAGTCATATCTCCAGAGGCTATAGCTTGGTCAATGGCTTTTCTTTGAGCGTCTAAGTCTGCGCCTATTTCTTGAGCTACTGCTTGATTTCCAGCCTCTACTCTACCAAGACCGCCAACAACCCCTCTAACTCCAGCTCCTTGCAAAGCCTCTACTTGAGACGCTGCTAAATTCTGTTGTGCTTCCTGCTTCAAATCAGCACCATATCTAGTGACGTTTAAGTCTCTATAAGAGTTTTTTAACTCTTGAACAGGTTGATTTTCTAAATCTTTCCTAGCTTGTTCCGCTTGTTTAGAGCCACTATATGCCTGATATGCAGACATTCCTACTCCTACAGCTCCTATCGCAACTGATGTTACTACTGCCATGTTATATATTTTTATTTGTTATTTTAATCATTTCAGTGCAATTATCACTCCCTTTAATAAAACCACAACTTAAATACTTATTAATTAAATTTTGGTTCTTAACAGAAGTATATATTATAGAATATCCATTTACTTCAGATAAATAAGATAACCCATCTATCAAAAACTTTATGCACTCATCTCTAGTTACTTTATCCTTTACATTTGGATTAGAAACTATATATTCCATCCAACACATATTAGAGTTTGTAAAGTATAAGAAACCTGCACATACTTCAACTCCGTTTTTTGTGACCATGATACCACACTTACCATTTTCAGGTAGTGTTACTTTAGGTGGTGGAGCGAATCTAAACCACTTCCACCACTCTACTAAAGTATCATAATCGTAATCATTTAACCATCTTGTTTCCATACTTACAAAAGTAGGTAAATTAAGAGAAACTTTTTATCGCTTCACTATTAACAGAATAAACTTCTGAGTATGTATTGCTGCTTAATTTAGCATCAACTTTCATATAGTATCCAAGTAAACCACTAGTCTCTGAAGATTGTGATTTAGATGAAACCAAGAACATATCTAGAGAAACTTCAGAAACATCATTCAGTGTTATTGTATTTGAAGATATATTTGTTATTACTCCAATGTAAAATAAGTTAGAATCTAAAACTCTGTCTCCAACACTAACTAATCCAGGAGAGAATCCATCAATGGTAATTACATTTCCAACGATAGAAGAAACACTTCCTAATCCTTGTACGCTCAATGTAGCTGTATCTATTGCATCATCTCCTTCTCCTCTAACATATCCGTACCAAACACCTTCTTTCTTGCTTAAATCCTCTTTATTTAAATATCCTTTCTGAAGGTCTGTTTTAAGAGTTATATCCCAAGAATTAGTTCCCTCAATCTCTATGGTTTTAAAGTTCTTTCTTGTGCTTGGTTCTTGAGAGAAGTTAAATGAAAAGGTACTGTCAGATTGAACTCCGTAAAAAGTATTGTAATTGCTTGTCGCATTATGGTTGTGTTTGTAAACTTCTCCATTCTTAAATGACAACAAGTGATTATTCACTCTCAACATTTCTTCAGGATTAAATGTTTGCTTAGTTGCAAATCCATCAGCATCTGTAGAATAAACCCAAGTTACATATTTACTTTCATTGGTTTTAGTTGTGTATTTTATATTACAGATATAAATGTCGTAAAATGAATCGTATTGACCTATGATGTTATCTATCTTGTTATCTCTAAACAATCTCTTGAAGTAATCCTTCATTCCATTATTAGATATTTCAGTAAGACCATTTGAATCATTGAATCTCAATACCCCTCCTCTCTTAACATCAGTACAAAACATATTTCTTCCATACTCGTCAAAACTTTCTGCGTGAGTAGATATTCCATATTCTCCACCATAAGGCACTTGCTGACCCAAAACATTCTGTATTCTAGATAAGTTGGTTGTTGCGTCTGAGTTGTAAAGTAAATCTTTACCGTATAATATCTTACTCCACTTGTCTTCTTGAATCACAAGAATATCAGTTTCTGTAGGGTGCATTCTTATGATGCCTCCAAATCTCTTATCAATATCATCTTTATAATTAGCTACTGATAAGTTAAATTCATTCAGTCTATTTACAGAAGTTGAAGATTGATAAACATCACTATATGTAATGTCAGCGTATCTATTAACCTGTTTGTACTCATCAGAAGTATTAGATGTAGGACAGAAGTCAATGAATAATTTTCTTTTGTTAAATGAATCTTTAATCTGATGACTTTCAGCTCCATTACCAAATGTAAAGCAATTGAATGTTCTACTCAGTAAATGAGATGTTTGTTGGTGGTCTCCATTAACAATTTTATAGCTTTCTGGTGTTTCAAAATAAATATCTGAATCAACTTCTTTTGGAAGTGTTTCAAAGATAAATATGTCTTTTACTATCTGTATCTTAACTATACAAGTCATGTATGCTTTGTGAGTGTAGAAAATAGTATTAACTCCAGACTCAGTTCCTGTTATATTAAACACAGTAGTTCCTCCAGTTATAGATTGAGATGATGTACATGTATATGATTTTCCACTATCAGGATGACTAGTCGATAAGAAACCAAACGGTGCTATCTCTGCATTAAACGCATCTGTAAAATTTAGATACGATGTAGACATAACGTATTTTTTCTGAAATTTAATGTATGGAGCTTGTCCTCTAAATGAATTTGTAAAATCAAACTCTACTACACTACCTTGTGGTATTGGCAAAGGAGATGTTCCATCATTAAACGCTGTTATATTAACAAAAGGAGGACCACTAATAGAGCTGTCTTTTTTAGTGTATATTATAAATTGATTATCAGAGTATTGCGAACTCAAATTAGATCCATCTATCTTCGCATAAAGACCAGATGGTTCTGACAACAAAACACCATCGGCATCTACATTTCCAGATATGAAGTCTATATCTTTAGATTCTATAGCTAGAACTCTAACTCTAATCAAATCATCAAGAACTCCTCTTTCATCTCTCTTGACTATTAATTCATCTCCAACAGAAATCTTATCTTTAGATTGACCCTCTAGTTTTATCCAACAATAATTGTCTTCTTGAAATAATCGTGAAGCATATAGTGATTCATAATCTCTTCTATTTTGCTTTACTGCAAAACCATATCTAGAAGCCCAACTAGGTGGTTTCTGACTTCCTGGAATATCTACTTTTATAGTGTTTTTTGTATCAGAACAAGAAGTTGGTATATAAACAGTGTTTCTAGATGATGTAAGAGCTGTAGTCTTTCTTCCTTCAGCATCTTCGTAATACATAGCTATCTCATAGCTTCTATTAGACTTCATGCTACTATTAACACCTATCTCGTTATAAGTTATATTTACAACTGTAGTTTCAAAATACTCGTATTGAAATTCATCAGGAGTAGGGTCTACATTGTCTTTTATATATCTAATAGCTGGTATTTTTATATTAACTACTCTATCAGAAGGACTTGTTACTTGAAATGCTTGAAATAAATCCAGAGTAAATCCAGATGGAGACTCTGTCATTTCACTTTGAAAACCAGTACTAATAAATGATTGTATATCATTCTTAAAACTTGAATTAATAAAAAAATCACTAAAACTTAAAAAATCATCTTTAAATAAATAAGTATAGTATTCTACAAATAAGTTATCTGTATGACCAACAAAAGTTGACTTTACATAGAATCTTATTGTGAAAGAAGTTCCTTTTTTAAATGTAACATAACTAGGAAATGTAAATTCAATAATTGTTTTGTTCTTAGAAACAGTTGCAGGTTCTATTGAGTAGTCACTACTTTTAAAAGTACCAATTATATCCTTAGTAAGAAATTCTTCAGATACATATCCGACAGAAAAATCAAGAAGTACATCACTTCCAGATACATCTTTCAAATTTCTACCTTCTACATAATTACCATACATTAACCTATTCCCAGCAACACACTGCGTTAAGGCTGTTAAAGGAACATTATCAAAACTTCTGTAATATTGGCTTTCAGGAAGAACTCCGTAAACCTTGTTGTTTGAAAAAAACACTTCTTTAATCTCATTGTCACCCCAAACCTCTTCATCTTTTTTAAACTTATCAACTATATATATAGTGTTTTCTCCACTATTTTTAAACAAAACATCAACTCCTATTACATCTCTACTTCCTGTGTTGAAAGATACATTAACAGCATTGTACTTATTAAGCATAGCCATATTCTCCATAGTCTCATAGTTCAATAAGAATGTACCAGGAGTAAAGAAGTATTCTGACCATTGAGATATTGCAGAATAATATCCATCTGAATATTTATATCTATAGCAAAATGATATTAATCTATCCTCTAACTCATTAGACTCTAAATTATCAACATCCATTAATCCTTCTAATGTAGGAGATTCTTCAGGAGAAGGCTTTATAACGCTTATTTCTAATGAAGTGAATACATAAGCAGGGTCTGCTGTAAACAACGCTTTAAATCTATCTATATTGGCAATTCTTGGAGGATTGAATCCATCTGTCCAAGCCATTAACGTATCTTGGTTTTCTGAATTAACTACAAAGTGAGCGTGAGTTATTCTGTATGCTAAATTAAAATTTAAAGCCCCTCCAACTTCACTTTTTAAAACCACAATTGTGGTTTCGGTCTCTACATTATATTCAATAAGATAATCGTGATTAGTTCCCTTTATAAAGTAGAACAATCTATTGTTGGCATCATCAGACATAGATCCAATTACCATAGCTCCAGGAATGTTTAATGAAGTAGTCTTAAAGTTTCCTAAGACCACCTTACCAACACCAGCAGCTCCACCATCTTCAGAAGTAACCATAAAGTTCTCCGCATCTGTTAACTGCCCATTAGGGGTTAACCTTTCGTCAAAGTCTTTATTTACTTTAGCTTGAAGAAAATTATTTTGTATTTTCATCTATATATTTATTTTAGCCATTGTTTTCTATTATTCAATATGCCATGAAGATTAACTTTTCTCAACTCTAACAATCTAATCTTTGCATTTTGAAGTGCTGAATGGTAGTCTCTCTTAGCTCTATTGATAACATATTCTTGAACACCATACTTGTTATTAAGAATCATATACTTAACATACTCATAAAGAGCTTGTTCTGCAAACTTATGAACACTAATAAACTCAGGGTCTCCCTCTAGTCCATCAGAGATGTATTCTATAACAACTATTTTAGAGAAAATGTTTGAAGAGAAATTCATTCTACCAGTTCTCTTATCTATTACAAATGTTCCGTTACCGTTTTGAGATGTATCAAAATTAAAGTTTGGAGATGCTGACACTGTATAGTTACCTTTAGCTTCATCGCTTGGAACTTTTATATATGTAGAACCTGAGAAGTTATTCTCAACAACACTTGGTGTAGCTTCCAATGGATACCCATCTTGGTCAAATAAGATATTGTATTGGTGGTCTTGTAAGTATGATCTAGCAATAGTTGTTTTATTGTTAATTGCTAATGGTTGAAGAGTTCCATCGTCTCCAACTACAGATACTCTAACATAAGAAATATAATCAATAGGAAGTGGAACACTAAGTGTATCTCCAATCTCTAGCTCTACATTTCTAATATCTTTCAAAGCATCATAAGACAATTCTGATATACCTCTCTTCATGTGGTATAAGACATTATATCTCTTTACATTAGACAATAGTTTATCATCTCCAACCATATTGGTAATGAAGTTGTTTACTAACTCCGTCAATGTAACATATTGGTATTCTCCCCATTTAGCCTCATCTTCATAATAATTGATAGGAGGAGTAGTTATATCGTGACTCATAGTTTATATTTTTATAATCCGTTTCTTTGGTCCTTGTATGTCTCTTCTGCTTTTACAGCTTGTGTAACTTCAGCTTCTCTTATTGATATTCCACAGTATCCTAAAATCTTTGTGATTAATTCTACCTCACAAGATTGGTGTAATTCAAAGTCTTGTCTATCTACAGCAGAAGCATTATAAACTGGATTTCCTGCTATCTCTATATAAGTCCACTTAGGTTGTTTTGGAACTCTAATGTATGTAGCTGAGAAATCAGTATCTAACAATGTGCTTGGATATACTTTGTATTTACCTCCAATGTTTACATAGATAGGATATTCTGCTGACGGATGAATCAAACTGTTGTTTACAACTCTATTTATCTCTAGTTTAGAAACCTCCTCTACATCGTACTTGTCCTTGTAAGTAATGTTTAACATTCTATACAAATCTGTGGCGTCTACTGAAAGCATGTTATTTAAATCATAAGACATATCTCCAACCTCAGTAAGCTCGTCTATCCTCTCTCTTAGTTGTTTTGGAATATCAGAGTATTCTGAATGATACATTCTATTATTTTGCTTTAAAATAGCTTTTGCGTACTTGTGGAAGTCATCTTCAAATATAGCCATTTGAGCCATGTCTGAGAAACTGTTGAATTCATTAGGAGTAATAAATCCACGATTTTCTTTATTTAATACAAAGAGAACAGTGTTTCTTATTTTGTTAATATTAATCATATTATATTAGTTTTGTACAAAGATACTTAATTTATAAAATAAAAAAACCACCGAGATTTACAAGGTGGCTTTTCTTACAATTATATTATTATGTTAAACTAACTTCGCTTCAAGGAATTGCATAAACAATTTACCTTCTTTAGATGTGTGAAGCCACCTAGCCAGCGTATCATTAGGCTCGCTATCATAAGGTACTCTACATAGTACATTTCCTTCGTTATAGAAAACCAAATCTTTTAATTGAACTAATCCTAATTCTTGAGATTTAATAGCTACCGCTTTTAGTTTAGTTAAATCATCAGCAACCAAATGTAAGAATGTAGCTGGGTCTTGTTTAGCGTACATTAATACGTCTCTCTTAATCTCACTTGTTTTCTTCTTAGTAACAGATGTTCCGAATAAAGCCAATGCGATACTCTCTAGCTCTAGAGCTTCTAAATCAAAAGCCACTTTCATAGCTTCAGCTTCTACAACTAAATTACTCAATTCAGATTCAGCATCTCTCTCAGGATTGTGCTCTTCAAACAATAATCCTTTGTGTGGATGTAATTCAAGAAACTGCTGTAATGTTGGATTGGTTTTAGGAACTTCTAGTTTTCCATTGCTAAATACGATAAATCCTAAGATACTATCATCAAATTGTTCATCTTGGAATACAGAGGCATTGTTTGTAGTATATCTTAATGCTCTACTTCTATTCTTTGCTTCATCATAGTATTGAAGAGCTGAATGTTGTTTGTGTCTGTTCTGTAAAAAGAACTGTAATGGTACTTGTTCAGATGTTAAAAAGTACGTTCTGTCTTTGATAGAATCCTCTACCATTTTTTTTCTTATTGCCATTGTTTGATTAAATTAAATATTTACGCAAAGTTATGTAAAAAAATAACTATATTTGCATCAATCATACTTAACGCTGTGAAGCAGGGAGTTTCTTAAAACTAAAGTATGGCTTACTTATATAGACACATTAGAAAAGACAAAAATGAAGTCTTTTATGTTGGAATAGGAACTGGAGCAGAAGGAAACTACGAAAGAGCTTTCAGTAAAAACAGAAATCACTTCTGGAAAAAAATCACAAATATTACGGAATACGAAGTGGAAATAATGATTGAAGATGATAATATTGAATTTATTATTGAAAAGGAAATAGAGTTTATATCTCTATACGGAAGAAAAGATTTAAAGAACGGAACTTTATGCAATCTAACTGACGGAGGAGAAGGGATTGTAAATTGTAGTAAAGAATCTAGACTTAAAATATCAGAGGCTAGAAGAAACCACAAAACATCCGACAACGCTAAATTAGCTATCAGTAAGGCTACAAAGGGAGGTAATAACCCAAGAGCATTAAAAGTGATAAATAAAGTTTCTATGCAGGTATTTGATTGCTTATTAGATGCGTCTAAATCTGTTGGAATGAACAAAAGGACATTAGGAGATAATCTTAATGGTAGGTTTTCTAATAATACAGATTTCTTTTATTACAACGAATACTTGGAGAAAGGACTTGAGGTATTAGAGGAGGAGAGATTAGCTAAGATAAAAGAAATAAAAGACAAGTTGTTGTTGGAAAGAAGAAATAGAGTTATATCAGACGAGACTAGAGTTAAATTATCAGAAAAATCAAAAGGTAGAAAGCAAAGCAAAAATGCAAGAGAAGCCTTAAGAATAGCTAATTCAGCTGAAAACAATTGGATAAGTAAAAAGGTTATAAATACAGATACTGGAGAAGTATTTTTCTCTATTAAAGACGCAGCTGAGTCGGTAGGTAAATGTAGAGCTTGGTTATCTATGAAATTAAGAAAAAAAAATAACACTTCATTTAGATATTACGAATAAAAAAAGGAGGCTGATGTAGCCTCCTTTAGTTTTAAAAAAATCCTTATGACTTAAGCATCACGAAGTTATTCCTGCCCATGCAAACTAGGGCACGTTCCGATAGCATATGCAATTCGTTAGCATCTAAATCACTATTGTTAGCACCACCAGCTGAACCAGTAGCCCATACTTTGTAACGTCTGTCTTCTGTAGCAGATTTACGGTATTTAACGTGTAAGAAAGGTAATGTAGCATTAACTCCTAATACGTTATCGTAAACTGTTTTAGTTCCTGATGGAGCTAAAAGACCGTTAACTTGAGCAGTACCTGTGAAAAGACCACGAGCAGTAGCATCATCTAAGTATCTCCATTGGTTTTTGTAGATTTCATAACCTGCCAATTTAAATCCTCTAAATCCTAAGTTCAAAGCCATATCTTCAGAGTTATCAAAAGCTCCGTAAGAAGTACCACCTGTACCGTAAGAGTTCAATGCAGCCAACATAGTGTCCATTGCTCTATCTTGAGTAAATGTGTTGAACATCAAGTATTCAGAGATAGCACCTTGTTTGTTAAGACGAGCTAAGATTTCATCAACTTCAGTAAGGCTATCAACCAAACCATTGAAAATGTTTCCTTTAGAAGCAGCTTCAAAAAGACCTTCTGTACCTGTGTAACCAGCAGTTGCAGCAGCAGAACCTGATTCGAAAGCAGTACCCTCAACCATAGCCATTTCCAAGTAGTCATCAAATCTTTGACGAGTTTGAGCTCTTGATTTCAAATACCAAAGGTATCCTGCACCATCTTCTCCTTGTACTTCAACCCATCCAATTTGAGCCATGTCAGAACCATTAACTGAATCTTTCTCTTTGATGATGATTGGTTTGTTTGAAAAGATTTCTGGTTGAGACTCAAGAGACTCTTCACGACCATTAGTTCCTTTTCTGTATTCGTTAGCATAAGTAAATACGCTTAATCCTGATGTAGCCAAAGTACCAAAACCAGCAGCTAAAGTAGAAGCTACAGTAAAAGTATCAGCAGTAACAGCAGTAACCAAACCTTTTCTTTCAATACCAGCACCATCATTGATGATTACAGTATCGTTTTTACGGAATGGGTGTGCTACAAGTGTAAATACAGCAGCTACACGAGTTACAGCTTGACCTACTGGTCTCAAACGACCTTCTTCACTCCATTTAATCAAGTCAGATTGAATAGGCATTTCTTGAGACATTTTCTCTAAGAAACCTTTCAAAGATTGATTACCATAACGAGCAAATTCTTTCTCGTGTAATTCAGGTAAGTATTGGTTAGTAAAATTAAAGTTTGTTGCGTCTAAATAGTTAGATGCTAAAATTTCTTTTGAAGCAGAAGGTGTTAGCTTTACTGCTGGAGTTCCATTAAGTGCCATTGTTTATTGTTTTTATTTATTGTTTTATTGTACGATTTTCATTGTTAGTCCTCCAGTTTTTAATGTGGATTGAGATGGTCTCATTCCCATGTCGATATTCTTAGAATTTTTAACTTCACTCTCTATTGCTTTAGCTGTTGCAGTTTCATACACATTTTTTAAAATGCTATCATAATTCATTGCTACATAAAGAGCTTTGTGGTATCCCTCAATATCTTTTAACGTTCCATTCTCGTCTAAAAACTTTTGAAAAAAATTGACGATATTGGATTGAGTATTCTTAACATCTTCTACGTTACCTGGCTTATGTACTAAAGATTCTTCCCCAACTTTGAACTCAAAACCTTTGAAATCATTAGAGAAAAATTCTTCGGTTTTACCCAAGAAATGTTTCGTTTGTTGTTCTACTCCTTCTTGTTGTGCAGATTGCTCTGCTTTTAATTGCTCTAAAGCTGTCTTCGCTTCTTTATAATCTTCAGGTACATTCTCATTATTAACCAATAATGGTACTTTGTATTTCTCCCTTAGTTCATTAAAATGCTCAGTAGCTTCAGCAATTGCTTTTTTGTATTCTCTTTGTTTCTTTCTAATATCTTTCTCGTCATCTAAATCTTCATCATAACCATAAGTATCTAGAAACTCATCTTCAATCTCTTCATCGTTTAAATCAGGATTCCTATCCTTAATTAATTTACGAACAAGATCTTCTTCTTCAAAATCAGATGCTTCTCTTTGGTATTCTACAAAGTCAGAATAACTTCTTCCAGTTTCTTTTTTGAACTCAAGAAACTTTTTTACATCCTCGTCAAGTTCTACTTCCTGACTTGGTTTTAATTTGTTAAGTAAGTCTGGGTTGTTTTTCAAAAACTCAGATACTTTCTCTTCATTTAATTCTTCAGTATTTTTAAGAACTTCTTCAGAGGCAGGAAGTGTGACTTCTTCTTTTTGTTCAACCACACCATTGCCATCTGCTACATTTTCTAACACTCCTTCTTCGGATAAATTTTCTTGTGCCGTCTCTACTACTTCTTCATTAATTGCGTTTGGGTCGTGAAACTCTTCGCTTCCCTCTAGTCTGAATTTGTAATCCATATTCTTATTTAAATTAAATTGAAATTATTTTACAAAATTACTAAAAATTAATATATTTTTCGTATAGACTATCTAGGTTCAAATCCTGAGAAATCAAAACCATCTAAGCTATCTTCTTCTGACTCAAAGTTTATCGCTGGAGACGCTTGTTTTCTTTGCTCTACCATCTTGCTTTGTTGTGTAGCTTGTAGCTTTGTTCTCTCGTCTTTCCTATCTTCCTTGAATGTTTCTACGTTCTTCTTGTTCTCTACTTCAGCACCTCTAAGTTGCATATTGTAATTAAACTCAATCTCCATTAATTGTTTCTTAAGTTCAACTTCCATCTGCATTTTAGCAATCTCTCCTTTTATTCTTGCTTCTTCAACCTGAGCTTTAGACTGACTTTCCATCTGTATAAGCTGAGCTTTTGATTCAGAAGCAGCTTGAGCAGACTGAATATTACCTTGAGTTTGAGCTTGAATTTCTTCATTCTTTCTTTTTGACATCTCCTCCATTCTTCTCTTTTTTCTAATAGAAAGGAAGTTTGATGCTAATTTTACATTTTTAATATTTAGAATTGCGTACTTATCTTCAACCCCTAAGTTTCCTGATTGTATCTCAAATGAAATATCTTGCTCTAATTTAGCACGTTCTTCATCGTCTGGATATAAATCTATATTAATAGCAAAGTCGTACAAGTAAAGGTCCTTGATTTCATCAAGGTTAGTAACGCTTGTTCTGCCTATCTTTCTAATTAAATCATTTTTAGACTCAGCAAATTCAAGAACATCAGATATTCTTATGGATACACATCTAGCTAACTGTCTCATAACGTGAAGACTTCCTTCTAAGATATGTCTTGTAGCTACATTAGAGCTATAAGCTGCCATTTTCTGAAGACCAACTAAACTATTCTTATCAGGATTACTTCCGTCAACAGCTTGGTTGATACCAGTTACAGTTGCAATCATATCTAAAGAGATTCTAATTGATTCCCATAAAGACTGTATCTTATCGCTTCCTGACGAATGTCTTATCTCTTGAATTGGAACTTTTGCATTATTAAATTCTCCACCAACTGAAGATGAACGACCTATAACAGTACCAGTTTGAAAGTACATATTTAAAGCATCATCTACTGTATAAGCATTTCCATTTCCTAATGAAATATCAACAAGACCATCTACATCTAAGTATTGACCATCAGGCACAACTCTTTGTTTAATTTGTTGTAGTTTTAACCAAGACATTTGAATATCATCAGCAAAAGGAATAATCTTAGCTACTAATGAATCAATATATCCCTTATAGGTTTTAGGAGCACACATAACATAATTAGGAAGAACTTTGTTTAAATTAGATTTCTCCTTAACCATATTCTTGCATACATGCCATTGCAATAAGATATTAGTTCCTAATACCAATACTCCTTCAAACCAAACCTCTTCTACTTTTGTTAGCTTCTCAAAGTTAACATCTCCTTGACCTTTATAAACAAAGTCGTTCCCTTTAGGAATTACTTTAAGACCACCTTGGTTATTCTTTTTCTTTTTCCAAACTTTCTCTCTTGATGTTTTGAAGTTAAAATAAAGTAATCCTACCTTACCATCAATACCATCGTCAGTTCCATTTGTTACATCAATTTCATAATAGTTGTTCCAAGATTTTCCTACGTCTTGTATTCTGTCTTTCTCATCATTTGAAAGTCCTGGGAACTCCTTATATACTTCTGATATGTTTACATTTTTATATTCTCCAAAATAGAAACAATCTTTAAAGTAAGGGTCTTCTGTATAAGACCAAACTAAATTAGCAGGGTCTACATATTCTATCTTAACGCCATCTGAGTGAGTAAATCTATGTTTAACAGCACCAAGACCAATCTCTACAATATCTTTCTCGTATCTGCTTTTAATTACATTATTAAAATCATTTTCTTCAAATACAGCTTGAATAGCTAATTCAGAAGATAACTCAATAGATGGTTTATAATCTAGTTGCATGTGCAAGTCTAACTCTTGCTCAGATTGAGGAAGTTTATCTTTTGGTATTGTAGAAATATCTACTCCTAATCCACCCTTAACAGCTTCTATAAACTCTTGACCATCCATCTCGTCTTTTACTTTTTGACGATACGATATTCTATTTTCAGTAGATACTGGGTCAACAGAAAATGCCTTAACAGAGTAATCTCTATTAGCCATTCCATTAACTATCAAATCACAAAATTTAGGTATAACAGGAACGATGCTCCAATCAAGATTTAAATAAGATAAATCTCCGTTATTAGCCATATAGTCTTTATACTTTGAAATGCTTTGCAATCCATTAGCATATAATCTTCTTCTGTGAAATTCAGTCTTGTTATCAAAAAACTTACAACTCTGTCCTTGTTTTTTAAACCATTCGTATTGAATAGCTTGACCTACTTGAAGTCCGTAATCAGAACTCTCTTGTATGTCAAATGGTTGATTTTGACTTGGAAAACCTTTGAATGTAATTGCTACACCATTTTGTTTTTTTACTCCACTCATTTTTTATATTATCTATTGTTGTTGTATCTTTTAATATTCACTACAATTGGTTTCGATTCAGAATGACTAGAATATAACTTTCTATTAACAGCCATTATAGCTAAACCCGAACTGATAGCAGCATCAAATTTAGTTCTATTATTTATATCAAACTTCATCCAATCATCAAGAGTGTTATTAAATGGCATATTACCATAGTCTTCAGTCTCGTGATTCATTCCAACATACTTGTCAATATACGCTTCAATAGCAGATGCGTGTATTTGTTTTACGTCTTCAGATGAGTTAGGCATACCTCCGATTTCTTTCTCAGTAGGAGACAATCTATTGGCTGCTTTGTCGAATCTAGTAATTGCAAAGTTACGATAACCTCTGTTCTTAAAATGGTATAGTAAACGAGGCTTATTGTTCTCAACTAATATCGGCATACCATAAAATACACAAGCCATAAGAACATCCTCAAAGAAGATTTCTGCTGTAGATGGTCTTGCTACATACTCTAAAAAGAACGCATTACTAGGTGCGTCTTTCATTGTAAAACCAGTTAATCCGTGTAAAGCTCCTTTAGATGCTCTACTCGTTTCTTCGTTATAATGACCAGAAGCAGAAACTCCTTCTACCGTTCCAGATATATCGTAAGGGTCACATCCAAATGCTCCTATATCATCATTTAATGGAGACTTACTATATCCTCCGAATCCAATCTTAGATTCAAATCTATTTCTAAAATCAATAGGTGGTATCCAAGAAACTAAAAACCTACCGTTATTATCAGGATGCCATTCTACAGACGTATCTGGTATCCCATCTTTCCAAGCAAATCTTCCTCTAACAATATCGTTATTTACATTTATGCTATCATTAAATAATTTCTGCTCATTTATTTTCTCAACATTAAATAAAGCCTTTAGTAGTTCATCTCTAAACGCTTCATCAGTGGTCATTGGAAATGCTCTAAGCTCTTCATTATAAGCAACGTCATTTTCTTTCCTCTTAGCTTTCCTTTTAGCTTCTAAATAAGCAATAGACCCTACAGTCTTTCTAACTCCATTAACATTTGTAAATGATTCTCCTTTTTCTACTAATTCGTGACATACTCCATAAACATCTGTAAACTCAGTCATATTCTTGTGAGCTGGAAGAAAGAATGAATATAAACCACTTGGTGT